CGGGAGATTACGCTAGTAGTTCTACTTTCCAAATCGTAGCCACAGACTTTGACGGAACAAATGCTGCTGCATCTGCAACAGATGATATTGGCATGGTTCGTGTTAGAGTTTATGGCAATCTCTAAAAGTAAAAACGTAAAGTAAGTCCTGCCCCCCTTAATCGGGGGGTGGGATTTACCCAATTTTAAAGGTGATAAAATGGTTACAGTAACATCAAAAATTAATAGACCAAACGCTTTAGTTTTAAGACGAGGCGGAAAAGTATATTCGATTAAGAAAGGACAAAAAACAGAAATTCCATTAGGAATCGCTATTGGGTTTATGCCTGATAGTGGGTTAGAAGTGGAATTTGAAGAATCAGATAGAGAAGCAATTGTTGATTTAATTGCTCCATTGAAAAATTCTCTAAAAAGAAATTTAGGAATTCCTGAAAATACTTCTGATGAAGATTTGAAAAATCATGTTTTTCCTGTAAAAGAAAAGAAGTTAGGTATTAAGAAACCTGCTCCTAAGAAGAAAAAACCAAAGAAAGAACCCGTAGTAGAGGAAGTAGTAGAGAATGTTGCAGAAGATATTGTTGAAGAAAATACTACAGAAAGTGTTGTCGAAAAAGAAGAAGAAAAAGAAGTAAAGGTTGAAGCCCCTAAGAAAAAGAGAGGCCGACCTAAGAAAAACGTTGATAAGACTGACTGAATGTAGAGGGGGTTGATTGTTATGTCCTTTGCAGGTTCTAGTTCAAGTGGAGTAAAAACATCTTCACAAATGATTAACGTTGGTAAGAGTAAATTAATTAGTTGTTATTTAACATCTACCGCTAATGCGGTTTGCACATTGAAACTATGGGATAGTGCAAATTCTACTACTACCAATAAAAAAGAAATTCTTAGAATTCAAATTCATGCAGGGGGAACTGCAAAATCCATTGAACATGACTTACATGGGATGATTTCAAATAATGGAGTATATGCTCAACTAACGGGAACGGGTGCATATACAGTTGCCTTTGCTTAGGAGATTAAAGAATGCCGACATTAGATACAGATACCCGACTAATAATGACTATACTTTTTGTTGGTGCAGTTAGTGGCGTAAATGTTTATTTCTTTTCTCAATATGGCGCAGGATTTCTGAACTTCTATGGTGCTTACTCTCTATCCCTAATGTTTGGGGTATTGACCGTAGGCGGAATAATGATTATCAAGGCATTATTTGATTTGATTCTCAATGAGTATATTGAAGACTTATTGCTTCAACGTAGAATTGAGGCTTATTGGCGAAGAAAGGCCAAAGAAGAAGATACTAGAAAGAGAATCCGTGAATCTCTTAGAACATACGAATCTTCGGTTTACACCCCGCCATCATTCGTTTCTCCAATGCAACAATCAAATGATAATTCTCTTTCTGCTACATTTTTAACAGAATATCAAGAATGATGTGAGGGATATGTGTGGTATCAGAATTACTAATGGGATTTGATGAATCCACATTAGCATACGATTTACAACGAGCGCATTCTGCTGATGTTTGGTTTTTAAGAGCGAGATTTTGGCTTTGGGGAACTGCTGCCTCAATATGTAGTTTCCTTTTAGGTCATGCCTTACCGTTTTGGGGAGTAAATCTCTATGGTTTGGCGTGGGGAGGTATAGTTAATTTTTGGAATCATTTATGGTGATTAAATGTCTATAATGGCAGGTTTCGCAATATTAATTGTTGAGGCTACAAATAAATTATATCAAAGATTACATTCAATAAATTTCGGTGTCTATGGAGCGTCAATGGCCGGAAAAACTACATTACATAATCAACTTAGAACAAGAGGTGAAGTTCCCACAATCAAAGAAAGAACGGTTGGTAGAAAACGAGCCACTAGAAAATATGTAAAATTAGATGGAGATGCACACACAATCAAAACCGCAGATATAGGAGGACAGTCAGTTTATTGGGGTGAATGGATAGAAGACATGAAAAGAAGACGTACTAAATATATAATATTCATGTTAGATGATAGACATTTATCGAAACATTATGATATAGAACAACAATTATGTTGGACTTTTTTAGTTGATGCAATATGTTCAAATGAATGGTATTATAATGGAAAAAGAGTAAAAAAGAAACAATCAGATTATCCAATTGCAGTAGGGTTATGGGCTAACAAATATGATTTGTGGAAAGACAAATATGATTATGAAGGAGATATGGCTAACCATCCAATATTTGAATCATTCAAAACAGGTATGCAGAAATTAAACGATAAAGGAATTCCGTGTTACAAATATGTTGTAAGTGCAAAATCAGATTCAGAAATGGTGTATAGAGGAATATTAACAATGATAAAAGACTACTAGGTGATAAGATGAGTATGCAGTATCAACCCAATTCATTTATAGGTGCAGAATCAACGACTGTTCCTAACGCATTTTTAGATAGAATATCTCAAGCGAGAGCAGCAGGAACAGTAATGGCTTATGAATATAAAAGTCATAAACAAAAGAAACAATTGAAAGAAATGATTACAATTTTAAAACCTGAAAAAAAGAAATTTTTAGGAATAAAATATGGATTTAAATTCAATATAAAAGACCGTTGCGTAGTATGTGGAACACAGAAAATATGGAGTTCTAATGATAAAGTTAGACCCCCAATACCCCTGCATAAAGTTAGAAAAGGCTATCCAATGAGGGGAACTTATTGCAATAAACACGCAGAACTCCATCGTCAATATGAAATGCTTGAGCAGCAAATTTTAGCAGAAGAACATGGACTTTCTTTTTCTGCTTATGTTCCCTCAGTCGCTAAGACTTTGAATCCGTTAGCAACAGGCCCATTAACTTCTTTAAAACAAGAAGACATACAATCACTTTCTTCATTAGGTTGGGCTATAAAACCCCCACAAATGGGGTCAGAATCTAAAGAAGAAGAAATTTTTAGACTATTAATTGAAACTAATTCAATTAGTGAAAGAATCAAAACTTTATTGAGCGAAGGCATTGTGATACCCATTGAAGAAGAAGCGGAGAGTGATGATTGATGGGTCTTTTTGGCACAAGTAATGGCAGTATTTCTAATCAAATTACTGCTCAAGGACAAACTAATTTTAAGACAATGAATAATCTTTTAACTCTACAGGAAAACCATGTTGAAGAATTTTTTCAATATCATGGAGAAAATTTCCTAAGTAGTTTTGAAAAGTTATTAGAAGATGTAATTGAAAGAGTAGTTAGTAGAATGCTTACTGATTTGAAATTTAGTACAGGTTCTAGTGGTGAAATTACCATGCACCCTGATGCTATGCGTGAGTATGAAAAAATAACTGCTGAAAATATTCAATTAGATTTACAGAATTTATTGGCTACTGCATTGAATAGTGAAGTAATTGTTCAACGTAGAATGGCTAAACAACAATATTTGGAATCTCAAGGATTTGCAGTTCCACAGGAACAACAACCACAACAACAATTGCCTATGGGACAACCTAATGCTCCTGCAAATATTCAAGGCGCACCTGCTATGGGCGGAATGAATCAACAAATGATGCAACAACAAATGGCTTTTAACAATCAATCAGGTTATCCTATTCCACCATCAGGTTATGACCAATATAACAATCCATATTGGATTGACCCCGCAACAGGACAACCAACATATAATCCACCGCAAAGTGGTTTAGGTTTAGCCGCAGGATTAGGTAAAGCAGTAGCATGGGCGAAGTGGTTAGCATAAGGTTGGGGTTGAATGGATGCTAATGAAAGAAGACAGAATTAGAATACCTGAAAATAAATCAGTTAATCTTCCTGTTCTTTCTTATTCTCAATCAGATACTTCTACAACTAACTTTGATACTTTGATGCGTGATGATGAAATTCTTCATGCTATGATAGGTAGTTTGATAGAAGGACTTCCGGCAGGTTTTGGTAAAGGTGTTAGTAATTATATTAATACTGCATCTAAAAGAATGAGATATATTGGCAACTATAAATCCGAAGATACTAAAGAAAACGATTCTATTAGAAAACTAAAAAGAAATAGATTCAATTCATTAAAAAAAGAAAAATTTGAAGATGTAATAAATCACAAGGATTTACCTGATGATTTGAAAAATAAATTAGAATTAGATAAACTATTCAAATCAGGTACTTTGTATAATTATCTTTTTACTGATGTTTTGATAGACAAAAAAACAGAACGCCGTATTAGTGCTTTTGACCCAACAGTAGAACAGATATGTAATCCTGAATTGATTACATCTAGATTTGGAGACATAGGCATTCCCCTTGAAGGGAGTGAATATGAATATGAAGAAGGCACTAAGAAAGAGCGTGAAAAATTAAAGATTACAATAAGTAGAGATGTGGAAAACTTCGTTAAGGCAATGCAAGAAAATAAAGCATTGATATATCCTGAAATGCTCAAAAGAAGTATTACTGTAGAAAAAGACGAAGAATCTGTTGAAATTGTATTTGATACTCACAAATATATACAATTGGTCTTTAAGAAAATATTTCCCGATATGAATTTTAAAGACCTTTCAACTAATAAAGCATTACAAAACAGATTTAAAGAAATATACAATATGAAAGTTTTAGATAAAAAATCAATATCAACTAGTAAAGTCGAAAAACTATTGGCGGATTCATCTTTTAATTTATTAGAAGTAGAGTCTGAAACAGTAGAAGGTAAAGTTGATTTAGACAACTTAAAACTAATTAACAATATAGAAAAAACCGCACCAAAGCCAATATCTCTTGAAAAACTTAAAT